ACTCGGGCGTCGGGCTCCGCGCCCAGCCGCGCCAACTCCGCCTGAATGTCGCGCACCTCCGCCGCCTGTTCCTCGCGTGCCGCTAGTTCCAGCCGCGCCGCCTCGCGCATGTCCTGGGAGAGCGGATCGTCCGCCTCATCGGCCTGCACCAGCGCCACCACCGACCGGCAATGCCAGTGGAAGGGCGGCCCCGGCAGATCGTCGGCAAACCGCGGCGTGCCCACCAGGTGGAACGCGCCGTCGAGGGGCCGCACCTGTCCATGCACGCGCAAGCAGCAGTCCGTCGTGCGTTCATCCACCGTAGCGATTGCCTGCTTGCGCCACGTGTCCGGCTCGGGCACCGACCGCTCCACTACCGCGCCGAACCCCGCCGCCGCGAGGGCCGTCAGCCACCGCGCCCCCTCGCGCACCACCGGCTGGGGCGTGAGCACCCCGAGCCGCGTATCGTCGCCCAAGAGCAGCGCCTCGGTCGCTATCCGCGCCGCTACCGACGCGCGCACGGCCTGGGCCTGCCCCTCGACCACCAACCCGAGCGCCCGCTCCGCCTCGGCTACCGCCGCCGGGGGCGACGTGTCCGCTATCGCCTCAATCCCGTAGGCGTCCAGTGTCGCCGCGGCCTGCCGCTGGCCCTGCTCGTAGGCCCGCCGCAGTTGGGCGGTGAGGGCCGGCCCCAGCAGGCGCCGCAGTTCGGCCAGGACCTCATCTACCGTGAAGCGGTCGCCCAGCGCGCCGCGCAGCGCCCGGTGGGCCATGCGGTAGGCCGAGAGCACCACGCCGCGCGGATGGTCCGCCGTGCCCAGCCGGGCGAACAGCGCCAACAGGTCCGCGTTGGTGCGCTCGGCCAGCCGCACGGCGACGGCATGGGGGTCAGCCATTCAGCGGCCCCTCGTCCTCGTCCTCCGGCGTGCGGTTCATCGCCAGGCGCATGAGCTCCTGCCGCGCCCGGTACTCGTCGGAGTCCTTCATCTCGTCAATCTCTTCCTGCGAGTAGCCCAGTTCCGCCCACAGCACTTCCTCGGGGATGCCCAGCGTCTTTTTGCCCTGGGCGCGCGCTACCTCGTGGTCCTCATCTCGCGTCTCGGCACTATCCCACAGCGTCGAGAGGATCGCCGCCTCGTCCAGGCTGTAGCCCTCGCCGAACGTGTTGGCGAGGCGAAGGCCCATTTTCAGAGCGTCCTCCCACGTGTTGCCAAAGTCCACCTGCGCCTTGAGCACCTTGGAGACGAGGCCCGTCTCCTCTTGCTTCAGCGTGCCCTCGGCAGGGCGCTGGCCCGACACCTGGAAGTAGTGGAGGGGTGTCCGCGTGACCCTGGCAACCTCCTGGGCGAACGTGTCCTTGAGGGCAATGAGCGGTTGCAGGTTCTCCCCCGGCACGCGCCCGAACGCCGTTGCCTTGCTGCTCGACACGATAGTGCCCGGCGTGAGGGTCAGCGCGTCGATCTCGTCGCCCAGCATGAACAGGATGGCAAAGGCCGTGTTATCCGCCGCCGCTATCAGGTCGATGATGGATTTGTTCAAGGCGTTCTGGATGGGCACGACGCTCTTGAGCTCCGACTGCCCGTACTCCCAGCCCTGGTCGCGGTGCTTGAAGTGGTGCACCGGAATGCCCAGGGGCGCGCCCGTCCCGTCCACCCACGACTCCTGGCCCACGAGTTGCCAGTCGCCACCCGAGGAGCGTTCGTCGGAGGCGTACTTTTCCACCCGGTCGGGATAGTAGACGTTCAGGCGTCGCAGGTAGCCGGCGTCCTCCGGCTCTGCGCTCTCCGCCCGCCAATACTTGACCGCATAGGCCGGCACGCCGCGCTGCTCGCGTGAGTAGCGCACCTCCACGCCGTCGGTGCCATCAAAGGCCGGCTCGTGGACCCAGCGGGGGCGATTGTGCTCCGCATCCCATTCGGTGATGACATAGCCGTCGCCATCGCGCACCGTTGCCGTGTGGATGATGCCCGCCGCGCCGTCCATGCGGTTCTGCTGCCACCAATCCCATAGCACCCGGTTCGCCGCATCGTTGCCCGAGTCAAAGCCGATCACCTTGAGGCGTTCGGCCATCGCGTCGACCACGATGGGGCAATAGTTGGCGTTGAACTCCTCACCCGCCTTGACCTCCAGGTAGGCACGCTGGCGGTCGGTCAGTTGCGTATCGTGGTCGCCGTCATAGTATTCGCGGAAATGGCCGTACCAGTCGCGGCGCTCCTTATCCACGGCCAGGAGCCACTGGAGGAACGAGGTCCGCACTATCGTTGCCGCATCAAGCATATCGTTGCACCTTCGCTCCGCCGCTAGTGTGGGCGGCTTCCCACGCGAGGGCTAGACTCATCACCGTGTCGTCGTGCAGCCCCTCGGGCGCGCCGTAACGCACCATGCCCGAGGCCGTCTTGTCCATCTCGTACGCCTGCAACTCACCCACCAACGTCGCGTCGTCCAGGATGCGTAGCTCCGTGCGCTCAAAGGCCAGCGCCAGCCCCTCGATAATCGCCGCCTTGGTCGCGTTGGTGGTCTGGAACCCGCGCACCGGCAGGCCGTCCCGTTGCAACTGCTCGATAATCGGCTCGCCCATGCTGTTGGATTCAGCCAGGATCACCGTCGGCTTGTAGCGTTCGGCCAGCGCCTGGAGGCGGCCCCGTTGCACCGCGTAGTCAATCTGGTTGAAGCGGTCCATTGCCACCATCTCGCGTTGCACCACGTCGATCACCGTCAGCACAGTAAAGTCGTTCGACTTGCCCCAGTCCACGCCCATCACGTATTGGCCGTGCGCGGTAGGAGCTTGCGGCTGTAGCGTCGCCGCCTCCAGGACTCGGCGAAAGACGCCGCCGGCATTCTCAAGAAACTCTGCGAGAATCTCTTGCCGGAACACCCGCTCCGGCATCGTCCGCCATAGGTTCTCGATTTCCTTGAGTGGGACGTGTGGGTTCTCCAATGGGTGCGGCTCGCGTGTTAGGCCCGATTCCTCCACCCGCACCCCGAGGGTCGGCGCCCGCCACGCCCGGCTATCGTCTCGCCCCGCTGCGTTCTGGTGCTCTCGCCAGAACCAGTTGCGGCCCTTGGGCGTGCCCCCGACCCAGGCCGCGCCGTTCGTGTCGATCAGCATGGGCCGCAGGACCTCGTACCATGCGGCCTCTTTCACGTCGCCGGCCTCGTCAATCACCAAGCCGTCGGCGGTGTGGCCGCGCGCGTTGTCGGGATCGTCCAGTGAGCGGTAAATGATCCGCCCACCATGCGGAAACTCGGCCATCATGCGCTGCTGCGTGAACGTGGCGTACTGGCCCACGGCCTTGCGCGCCTCATCCCACCCCAATCGCACCTGGTCAAAGGTCGGCGCGCCCCATAACCACGTCTGGCCCGCTATCGCGCCCTCGACGGCTACCGCCATGAACAGCGTCGTCTTGCGCCACCGGCGGCCTGCCGCCACGAGGTTGAAACGCCGTGCGTTGGCCCGCACGTGAATCTGGCCGGGATGCGGTTGCGGAAGGGCAATGCGCGCCACACTTACCCGTTCCCCTCACTGCGCCAGTCGTTGACGTACTCGATCACCAAGGGAGTGCCATCCTTGCCGGTTATCTCGCTCTTGTGGATGCGCCCGCCCGTCTCCTTGGCAAGATCGTCCAGTGTGGCGCGATACTCGCTAATCAGCGCCGGGTTGAATCGCTCCAGGTCCACCCGCTCGGCCGACTCACCCGAACCAATCTGCTTCACGTCGGGCACCCAGACGTTGTGATAGACGCCATCCTCGCCCTGTTCATACATCTGCTCTTCGAGGAACCCCGCGAGCGCCCTTAGCTTTTCCACCCGATTGTGAGCCAAGGCGAGGCCCGACCGCATAATCTCATCGGCCCGCGCGTTCTTCTCTGCCTCAAGGCGCGTGTCATATTCCGATGCGCGCTCTACCCAGCCACACCGTTGCGACCACTTCTTGAGTGTGCCAAGCCTCAAGGTCGGTGCATTTTGGGGAGTATCGGCGTACTTCTCGGCCAGCACAGACAGCGAGCGCGCCGGACCCATACGCAGGTAGTCGTTACACGCCTGCACCGCCCGGCTAGACTCGCCTTTTTGCCGCTGTCCTGCGAGGAGCGTTACCGTCTCCACTTGCCTGCTCCACACTAGCGCCCTCTCGTATGGGCGTCACCACCACCATGAGCGCCATGCCGCGCCACTGCCTCAGCGACTCGACTGCGCCCTCGTCTGACTGCGGGATATCGAGCACGATGCGCGCACCGCCGTCACCCAGGTACTTGATGCACTGAATGTTGGGGAACGTGGCAACAAAGGCCGCGCTCGCCACGTCGCGCTCTTCGAGCGTCACCGCTTACCTCTCAGCCGCCCGACCTCACCGCGCCCGCGTCGCGTCACGTGGCCTACCGCTTCCGGCGCCCACAGGGGAGCGCGCCGGTGCTTGCGGTTGCGCCG